GTCCAAGGAGAATGATTCCTCAACCAAATTGGCGGTAACATCCACGGCATTAATTAGCAGTCTTAACTTCATATCCCCTAGACTCCTGCAGCTCCCTGAACCACCCCTGAACGGAACCTAACTTGTCGATTCACAGCATTGATTGCCACTTCCCCTATTATTCTTTTATCCAGAACCAACTGGACCACAATAGGAGAATTGCTACTCCCACCATTAGGTCTAATAGGTAATGATGATCCTCGGAATGACTGTTGTTGAAATGATGCACCAGGAATACGGTCAATCTGAGGAAATCCAGATGGTGGTTGAAATTCACCCTGACTTGGGTCTGGGAATAAGTCACGACGGAATTCACCATGTAGCTCTTGCCACAATCTACGATTTTCCTCTCGCGTGTTCCTTGAAGCGCCAGGTGTTACCTTATCGGTAAATGGCCACTCATCAAAGGGGTTTAGATCAGGTTGAAATGCTTTCCAAGTTGATTCATCTGGAGCTAAGGTGCCACTCTTCCTAAGGTTAAACTCATCAAGGAATAATTCCATTAAATTACCCCCAATACCCTTCGATCCTTCTCCTATCCCAGAAGCTATAGCTCGTCCATACTGTTCACCCAATTCCTTGAAATTAGACTCCTCATCAGCGAGCTTCTTAAACAGCTCTTTACCTAAAAATGCACCCACCAATGCAGTTCTCATGTTACGACCAATTAACGCGCCAAGTGCACCGCCAAGTAGGATGAAACCAGCCTCCATAATTTCAGCCTTTTTATCCTTTCCGGATTCAAGATCAGATGCAATCTCGCCTAATAATACACCTAACCCGAAAGCCACCTTAAGCTTAGCCTTCATCGCAAGTGCTATTGCGGTAACTAAACCACCAACAATAATTCCCCATTTGACACTAGTTTCCAACTTATCGAATACCTCAGCAATACCAGGCACAAACTCCCAAGCGACTAAGGCGAAGATACCAGATAGTAACCACCGACCTGTAGCTAATCCAAGTATAGTAGCGGCCAGAAAAACACCGAATGAAAGCTGCTTATTCTCCATCACAGCTCTAAATGTCACTCCCATATCGGTTAACACCATAGCAGCCATTCCACCTAAGATACCAATCGCTAGGCTTTTACCTAAACCACGGCCAGAAAATATAAACATAGTACTAAGCCCTGCCAGAATAGCAGTCTTGAAATTTTCCTGTTGTGCCTCTAACCTCTCAGCCAAAGTTGTAACCATGATATTTAGGAACCCTGCAATGAACTCCTCTACAGCTTGTCTGCCAGGAGCAGTCAATTCCCCAATACGTGCAATTGCAGCAGCTAATCCTTCAGCTTGGGTAATATTCTCCTTGTCCACAAGTGCAATTACTGCATTGGCTAACTCCTGAGCATTGTTGGGATCAATACCATCCACTGCTAACCCTATATCCTCTAATCCTCCAATCAAATCCTGCAGAGGTTCAGGGTCATCCAATATCCTAGCAGCAAATAACGCATCAAAGGCTGCTTTAAAGTCCACCCCCATGATTGTGGACATACGTCCAGCAGCAAGGGCCATTTCCCTGGTAAGTTCGGTTCCAGCCACGGCTATGGATGCAACTGCCTTACTGGATTGCAGAAATGTAGTTGCTGTTCCACGATCTAAGGCTTCAGTCAAGATACCCACAGAAGAGGCCGCATCTGTAGCAGTAAGTCCCATCAACTGAAGTTGAATCCTAGACCTACGACTAGCCCTCTCCAGCTCAACAAACTTAATTGCATCTGCGGCACCAGCCATAGCCCCCATAGCGGAGATCAGTACAGGTAAACCAACTGATAAAGCTAACATGGATTTATTTAATGCACCATAAGCTCGTATCAATGTACCAACGCGTTGGGTTTGCCCTGCAAATTTCTGGCTTATGGTATCAACAACCTTAGAAGCTTTGTCCTGTGCAGTAATGGTAAACGCTGCACCCCTTGATGTTACCATATAATCCCCTTACCCCCAAGATGCCTTTTCCTGACCTTCAACAGCCATAAATCGCAATATGGCCTCAACCATAGGTGGTGTATGTTCCGTTAGTTGAGGTATGGTCCAACCCATGTGTTTACAGATAGCATAGCGTTGAACAAGGTCAGGTAATTCTACAACACTCCTTCCCTTAAGCACATTGCGGAACGCATCCTCTGAGTACTCCAGTTCCACCTGAATATCATCATAAGCATCACTATCCTGCTTTACATAGGGTTTCTTTTGTCTATTTCTGCCTCCAGTTCTAAGGCTAAACTTGGAGCCATTTGCCCGATGATATCTAAAGTTATTGCCACCTTCTCCCCAGTGTTATTATCCACAAAACTCCAATCCACAATAGCCAAATGCAACAAAGCTGCTGTTGACGGGTTATACGTTGTGTCAACAGGGCTTTCACCAGCCGCACGGAGTCTCCTAGATTCTGCCCTTGTTGTGGCCTTTATTTCCATTTGAACCAGAGATGCCTTCAAACGGTCATGGTCAGCCAATGACAGCACAGATTTAATTTCAATCCATTGATCTCCTAATTCCGGAATTTCCTCCCTTGTCAATCGGTCTCGGGAATTTGGATCGGTAAAAAATGCATTATTAATCAATGTAACCTCCTACGCTGCGGCTCTATCTGTGATCAAAACTATGGACATTTCATTATTACTGGTATCAGGCTCCGAAGACAACATCATGGACATAACATTGCCGCCTTCCCTTTCACCAAATAGCTGAGGTGCCTGGGTATATTTACCAATCATATCCACGGTAAGTTTATGAGTATCAGCCCCATCAATCACTGGCCCTATGAATTCAATCCTGACGGCCCTGGCATCAGGGACAGCTTTATTCCAGGCATCGAATTCAGTGATGGCATCGGTGCCAACCAACATCTCCATTGTTATTTCCATGTGACGTTTTCTCTCGGCTACCAGGCTGAAGTTAAGTGTACCATCTGCGGTCTTAATAGGAGATAGCCCTGTACTGGGGATGCCTATGGTGAATCCACTAACAAGGGTAGATTTAACAGTAGTACCAAGGGTGGCCCAAGTCCCATCAATATAAACTTTCATATCACCAAAAACCACATCAGTAGCCAATGGTAAATCATCTATCGAAGGAGTCAATGTGACTTTGCTTGCTCCTTGGCCAAATAAACTAAGTCTGGCCTCAACTGCTTCATCACCTGCACCACTCATCTCAAAGGAATCCGCCAAGGTAAATGGGCATTCCCAACCTTGGGTATCATCCCCAAACTCTAGAGTGTAACTATCCTGAACATTCTTGGTTGTCAAATTGGGTGTATATGTCCAGACCGCAGCCAGTGGTACAGTGTCAATTTCATCAATATCGGCATTGGCAGTCCAGTTCACATCCCAGGTAAACCGCACCCAGAATGCAGCATTACCATCCACGGTATCGGATGCCCAGGTTGAAGGTATGGTGAATTCCACAATACCATCCTGTGCAAGGGATGCACCGGCTGCGGATTTCGTTGTATCCTTTATTAAGGTGGCAGCTACCCAACCTGATGCTCCATCAGACACCTCTACAGTGGTTATAACTGATACTGCGGCATTGGGTGTCGTTCCAACTTCAAATTTGACACCTCTAAACTTGGCAGCTACCACCCCTACATATATCTTGTCCTCAGCAGCGGTGAATAGGGTAAAGTTCTGCTCAGCGGGAGTATCATCTATGGTGTTGGGCATATCAGCAAATATCGAATTGTCATCCCACTTGGCAAATCCAGCCGTTGATGATGCAGGTTCCACAGCCCCCTTCATCGACATGGCTAACCAATGCATTGCCTGTTGATAGATCAAAGACCCTCGGAACTCAGCCGATGTCTTTTGACCAATAGTAACCGTTCGGCTGTGTTCTGCCAGTGATCCCAGGTCATCCACTGGCCTGTGCTGTGTCCTTTCAGGGGTCATCGTCAATGTCCCTATGATCTTTTCATTGGCAGGGACTGCAGTACCCCGAGTTGCTTCTTTGCCAACCTGTATCTTCCTAAATGCTACATCAGACATGGTTAAACCTCCTTATCCTAGGTATGCATATCCTACACCAAAGGTGAATGTTGGGGTATCAGTGCCACCTATAGTTGCAACTACCTTCCAAGTACGAGGAAGTGCATCATTAACAGCTCTATTGGCTACCTCATCCTTACCTGGGTATATTACCAATTCATCACGGCCTGCAGCGGTTTTCTGTGCAAAGGTTGCACCTGTAAGATCATGGTATTCGCCGGACACTGGGTCTTTTGTTTGCACCTTGACATCCAGAGTAGGTGAAGTTCCTGTGACAGTGTCAATTTCTAAGTATAACTTCACCCCGATGAATTGATAGGCCTTTTCCATATCGGAGGATGAGTGAGGACTGCTAGAATCCGTCCTAGCAGCAATGGCCAATACGGTACCCTCCGCATGTGCATCCAGTGCAACCTGAGTCATATGATCCCCCTATAAGTCTGCTAAACTGTTAATGTTTGGGTTCCAGACAGTAATGCTAAGATTAATCCCGAGATGCACAGCCAATGAATCAATCAGCTCTTTGTTTTCTACCAATGTCCTAATGACATAATCATTAGACTGTGTCCCAAAGCCTGCAATATGCCGAGCTAACCTAAAAGCTCCAGATTCTGCATCTGGACCTGGTGACAACCCCCATTTCTGTTCAACCCAATCAACTAGGACATGAGGCGGAGGCATACTACCAGGTGATCTTCCTGCTTCAACCCAATCCTGGTACATTAACCCATCCCAAGGGTTGGTGGCAGGCTGATCCACCCTAAGGCTAATCTCTGTTCCTAGGATGCCTACTACAGCCTTAGTTTTAGTTGCAAGGTCACCAGATGTACCTACAGGTGTATTAGCCACCAAGAAAGGTGTAATCATCTCACCCAGCCGTTGCATAGCATTTGCTATGACATCCCTAGCCCTACGAGGATAGCTCTCCAGTACATCTACTATTCCTGTATAATCCTCAGCATTGACGGTAAATTCCATTGGCATGGGTTATTCTCCACTCACCACCGTGGTGCGCTCAGTGATCATCAGGTCAAACATGATTTTGATGTACCCACGACCAGAGCTTGCAACCATAGGCATGGGTTCCTGAATAGATACAATTAGTGAATTAACCACCCCGGCAGTACCATTCAACCGATGCCATTTATCAAACTCATCAATAATCTCCTGACGATAACTTATAATCCTTCCATGAAGATCAATATAATCCTGCACAGAAGGAATATACAGCATCAGGTTAACAACCCATGCAGTGGACATCCTTCTAGGAGCCGCAATCAACTCCCTGTTACGAACACCACCGGGCATCAACACTATAGCTTTGTCAACACCATCCCTCAATATGCTGAAGTCTCCCCGAGTGGCATTGACGGCTCCATAGCCATCAATTTTGTGCACAATACCTAGAACCGCGATTTCAATAGTTTCATATGGCATTATGCACCAACCACACCAGCTACACCTAAAATAATTAAACCTGCAGCATTACCTATAGCCATCAGGCTCATTGACTTATTATTAACTATTCGACCAACCCCACCATTGGGTTTAGCCAATAGATGAATATCATCCTGTAGCTGCTCAATCCTAGAGATCCTCACCTCTAAGCTTGTATACCTTTCATCAGCACGCAATGCCTGAACTTCCATCATCGCCTTGATTTCACTCAACTGACCGGTCACTTGTCCCAACAGGAAACCATAGTCTTGATTCTGCAAGTTAAGCCTCTGTCAAGCTCCGGCTACCAGGATTATCAAACCCCCCACGTGTAAAGAAGGGTAATTTGGTATTACCATCCTTATCCTTCTCAGACCCTATAATAAATCTCTCTTGGATTTGATCTGAAAACTCCGCAGGCAACAATTGTCCCTCTATACGAGTGATGGCATCCTGTAATCTCTTCTCCAAATATTGCCTACGCGTATTGGCAACTACCCCCTGTTGCAACACCGCCCAGGATTCTCCTGGCATGGACCCCAGTATTAAAGCTGCCGCCCCAGATGCATTTGCAACCCCCAGATAATTATATGCTTCTGGAGAATCAGCTAAGGTCACAGGTGTAGTGTACCCTGCAGCCTTAAGCGCACTATCTATCTCATTGGCCACATCCTGCATAAATGCGTTAACATCCGTGAGTGTGGGTGATGATGCCTCAGTAAATTCACCTCCTGATGTCAAATCCCTTATCAGACGTGTAACTTGAGCCTGTGATGTATAATGTGCCATGGGATACTCCTAAACCGGAACATAGATACGCAGGAAACAACCATCTATGTTCCCACTATCTGTCCAACTTATAGTCATGCGATAAATTTTCCCTGCTGTGAGTTGTGTTCTACCCAACACAATAGGAGTAGTAACATTAATCCCACTTACACTAATAGTTCCTGATAGGTGTGTGGATTGTAAATCAGTCCCAAGGGCTGATTTATCCTCAAAACTATCTACTGAAGGACCTGTGGGTGCAGAAGCTGCCACTCCCCGGCTCACATCTACAACATAAGCTAGGTTCTGAAATGTAAATTGCTCCCTGAGACCCTCAACTACTTCACCTGGCCCAGGCATAGGATACCTCCTAATCCGTTACGTGGAGCAATCCCTGAGCATCAATAGTTAGCGTGATGTCACTACCATTGGGAGTCAGAGGTAACCCAGTGGCTGTATCTATATGGGCTTCCCATTCATCACCAGTACCCCCGATAGGTGACACACTAACAATACGTCCACCACCCCCTATATAAACACGCACCCTCCCAGTGCGTGTATTGGGTCTTACAGGATTCCAATGTGTTGGATCTCCTACCCGAGCATGTGAGGTATAAAGCTCATGGGCAATATCACCTAAACGAGTGGATACCAATGAAATGCTGCATTGATGGCATTAATACCCGCCACACTAACTACTTCACTAGGTCCATCACACAGAGTGGTTACAAGACCCTGATCTCTTACTGGGATAGTATATACATCAGGGCACCACATAATACAATGAGCATCATCAAACCTAGGCTTAGGCATTCTGTGAAATCCAAGCCTGGCAAAGTTACCCTGATGGACGACCTATAGCCTGCCACATAGGTCGTCCATCAGGATCATCCTCTTGCCTAAATGATGTAAAGTAAAATCCCATTACATGCTTCTTAGAATGTGAACGTGGTAGGCACTACCCTGTAGAAGACCTTGCAATTGAGGGGACTATCCCCGGTGATTATCTCTGCAACAAGTAGATGCAGAACAAGAGCAGCATTGGCCACCGGAGTTATCTGTGATACACCAGATGCAGCGTGGTATTCATCTATCCACCTTATCTGATCCGCTGTAGAGTCTAAGAACCCAGTAGTTTCACATCTACCCAGTTCTGCACCTGATGCATCTGTATACTTGACACTAAGGTCTTCGCCGGCAGCAATCCCTGCATAGGCTACTCCTGCAGGCTTGTCAATAAACATCCCATTAAAGATAAGTGCCTTGCCAGCACCTGGAGCAGCTACAAGTTGCACAGGTGTGGCAAATAATGCCAAAAGCTGTGCGGAAGTGATTTGCACATCAATGGAAGCATATCCCTGACGGGCATGTACTTCACCAAAGAGGTGCTGTGCCGATCCATGATCTACAATGGTCATTGTGTTATTCCTCCTCTGGATCTATTCCAGACTCATATTCAGTTACCATTGCACGCACCTCTTTTGCAGTTGCACCACCCCTGGTGGAGATATACTCATCACCACGGATTAACAGCTCCTCAGGATCACGCGCAACTGGTGAATTCTCAGCAGTTTCAGGGTCCTGTAACCTTGCATCGGATACCCCATCCCTCTCATCATATGTTAGATGATACGACTGCTCCATCATCGCCCGTATGCGTGGATGGCCTTCAGGCAATTCAATGGTGTCACCGGTGACATAGTGATAATTGTTGGCATCAAATGGCCTTAGAACCCTAAAAAACATGCAGATTCCTCCTAAGTGTGGCTAATCCTACAACGTATCAGAGAAGAAGTAGCCCAAGTCTGTCCCGGTGATAGCATGGTCAAATGAATTAAAGCCTTGCAATACAGTCCTCATCTTCATTTCATCTACCACCTTGCGTATTGATACCTCTAGGCCAGGATCAAACACGGGCCAGGTGAAGGTATACCCGGCACTAGGTACACGACGGCCAGGCCTAGGAGCAACATGAGCCAAGAGGACATGGTCACCCCAAAGGTATCCTCCAGCGAAGGTAGCACCCTCCACAGAGGAAGCACCTATGGCAGATCCTACCAGTAAGGTCGGTATCCTCAAAGCCCGAGCTATTTCGGCATCATCGAGGATACTGGCACTGGTGTACTTGTACTTCTCCACGAGTGCTGGATGCTCAGCCAGTTCATCTACCACCTCCTGGCCCATAACACCATGAGTAAAGAGCTGCCCGGTGCTCTTCTGGATAGTCTGCTTACCGGTACGGATGTCCTGTATTGGGGTACTGTTGATCAGGTCATTCCACTTGACGAAATCAGTAGTCCCAACCACATCGGTGTCCCAAACTGAAGTTGTAAATGCTGTCAAGATGAACTCATACTCACGGTTCAACAGGAACTGATCAGCCAACCACTCACTGTAAGTCTGCTCCAGTTCTACAGCCTCGTCTTGGTTAGCCGCTTCTTCCATGCCCCAATCCGCCCCCAAATGAAACACATCACAATAGTAGGGCGAATTGGACAATTCCGGTCCAGCGGTAGGTACTTCACTCCTAGGAGCACGACGTTGGACGTGTCGGCGGAACCAGTGATCCTTGGTCCATGTAAAATACTTGTCACTTTGTTTCTTCACAGTGACTATGGGAAATACCTTATCCGCAATGTACCCAGTATTCATGTACCCGGTGGCAATCTCGGACAAGGCGGTGTCGATATGTACATCCCCAGGTGTAACCATGGGTCATCCTCCTAAGTTATTCTTCTTAACCTGAACTATGCAGCCCTGGCTATGTTAACACAGTCGATTTCAACTTCAGCTATCTCTGCGGCATTGGATACTCCCAGTGTCACTTGGCCACAGATATAATGTGTGGTATCAGTCCCAGCTACCTTGACGTCCCCCTGACCATCACCGGAGGTTCCAACAAGGTCACCTGCAGCCAATGCCACATCCGCACTGAGCTTGCTCCTCCCGGTCATAAGTACCTCAGCAGCCTTATCCGCCGCATCCGGTTTGTTCTGCAATATCCCAATGGGCTTATCCGTAGCCGCAGCACAAACTATCACGGTACGGTCAGCACTAAGCTTCACGAAATAGAATTGCTTGGTGGACAGATCAGCTCCTGCCTTGAAGGATTCCACCCTGACTCTTTGACTTGTAGGTCCATCAGCTAGAGTTACCATGTGGTGTACTCCTTGTCAAATCTTAAAATTATGCCGGATCAATGTCCCTAGGCTCGAACATTCACAGTGTTTTCTCGGCTGTATTCCGCATATTGATCAGGCTTCGATTTCATCAAGCGTTTGATGACATCGGGTCTGGTTTCATCAGCATCCTTCCGATCATGGAACTCCTTATTCACAAGTTCCATAAATGACATTTCATCTTCAGGCACATCATCACCTCCCCTTTGCGATAACGTAACCTTAGTAAGCCCCAAAGACCTGGCACGGCTCTCCTCCACTTGCCAGGTATCAAATAGCCTTTGAGATTCCTCCTCACCGAATTTTCTATGTGTTTCCAACAGTTTCTTGGCTAGGTCTTCAGGCTTACCAGGAATTGTCTCAAACGCAGAAACCTTCGTGGTAAATTCGCTCATCAACATGCGAGTTTCTAAGGACTCAATAGTCCTCTCGTGCTCAGCCAGCTTGGTGGTTCCCTGCTGTAACTTGCTCACGGCAAGGGCCATTTCTTCGGCGGTGGCCCATTCTGAGAGTCCCAAGGCTGTGGCTACTGCTTTGAGGGCAATGGCTGCTCCAGCGTTGTCCCCACTGTTATTGCTCTGTGACATTTGTTGCCTGCAGTGTGCTTCTGGGTTCTCATTACCTTCAGACTTAGCCTTAGCCAAACAAGCAGCCCAAGCCTCTTCCGATACACCCTCTGGGGCTTGCAACGCGGTATCATCTGCCATTGTATTGTTCCTCCTTAACCATTTATCATTAGATTCCTTAGCCCATTGACGCAATTGTGTCATACCAATTGCGTCAATAATTTGTTTAGCCTCTTCAGGATTAAATGTTCCCTCTAGAAGCCTCTTTATGTCTGCATCACCTCTTGGGAAAGGCTCAAATGATTCATCCCCATGAGTTTCAATAACTAAGGCGATTTCTCGCCTTAGTCCATTCAGATCACGATTTCGACCACCTATTTGAACCTTTTCAAAATCAGATGTCATATCCCCTCCATATGGTACAAATGCAAAATCAACAACCTCCCAAGGCCCATTATCCTCAAGCTCAGATAACCTCCAAGAAATACGCCCTGGGACACCCCGACTCCCCTTCTTGGTTCTACCAACCACCAGCTTCCTGGCAAGGAGCACACCTAATGTCCCGCCTATGATCTTCCCCAAAGGACCAGTAACATTAAAGAGGAAGTTTTCCACTACACGAAGTGCGGTACGCTTAGCAGTGGCTTCACTAGCTGCTGAGACTGAAGCCTGGACAAAGGTGCCACTTCCTAGGTCTTTGATAGGAACTATCCATTCCACCTCACCAGACTCCCCAGCAGAAGCCTGACCCGGTGGTGCAAAAATGGTTCCCTCTTCAAAGGAGGATACAGATGCAACTAGGGATTCCTCTAGGGTGATAAAGCTTCTCCCCTCACTGAGCATAGTTCCTGCTTGTAGAGGAGGATTATCCCCAATGGCTGGACGCTGCTTACCTAGAAGGGAGAGTGCAGATAAGGCTAAAGGAACTGTAACCTTAGACCCATCGTCAGGTTTAGTCTCTTCTCGGTCAACTTCTATCTCTGGGCTGTTTCCGGTAAAGAACCCCTGCTCAACTAAAGCAGCTACCTTGGGATGCAACTCCAAATCCGCGGACAACACCCCATTGGCATGTAATCCCGTCACTCGACCCAGACGAGCAGCACCTTTCCCAAAGATACCCTCACCTTGCAACACAGATGATGGAATCCCTAGATCATCAGCCACCTTCTGAGCAAATTCCTCAGACACATGGCCCAAGATGACAGGCACATCTCCTGGAATCCCCTGCTCAAAGGACTTCAGCAACTGTTGAATGTCATCCTTCCCAAAGGTCCTCTTGTTGCCCGAGGAATCAGTAAATGTTCCCGTACGGAAGATGGTGATTCCCAGAAGTTGTTTCATCTCACTATAATAAGATATATCCATCACAGGCCTCTTATGGTGAGAACTAAATCCACGCGCCTGATCCTCTTTATCCTTCTGAGCACTCCTGAAATTATCTCTAACCATCCTCTTTATATTCGACCACCCTAACCCCTCTATCAACGCATCTGCGCTGCGTTGATTACCAGAGAACCCCAGTATAAATTGCCTAATGTCCTGGTCACTAGGTAACGAGTCCTCATCATATACCCAATTAGACGTGGCGTCATCCAACATCCTCTCAAGACGCGCTGCGGCCCAGGGACGACCATTCCAGATAATCTCTCCGCTGGCCAGGTTAATGGTCATGTGATTATTGTCTCCCACGTTCAATCTTTTCTTCTACTTCTATTGTCTATCATGGGATGATGCCTTGTCAAGGGAAAAACCAAAGTGATACAGTTATTCACTCT